CAACATCAAGCCGGTAGTCAACAATGGCCCAAGACCAGCCAAGCCATGTGCCGCGGGTCGAGTCTCCACGACAAGCGAGTCAGTGCGTGCAAAACAACGTCTTGCAAAAACTGGCCGCGTCCAAGATGCGGCATCCGCAATTGAACTTTTATTTAAGTGAGTAAATCATGGCAATCGTAACCAATACATTCACCACCTTTGACGCCAAAGGTATTCGGGAAGATCTTTCCAACATCATCACGAATATCTCACCGGAAGAGGTCCCGTACCAATCCAACATTGGCCGCGAGTCAATCAGCAATTCGCTGTTTGAGTGGCAGACCGACGAACTGGCGGCAGCCGCTGCCAACAAGCAGATCGAGGGTGATGACGTTTCCTCTTTTGATGCTGTAGTCGCAACCGTTCGCTTGCAAAACTACGCTCAGATTTCGCGCAAGACTATGGTCCTGTCCGCGACTGAAGAAGTGGTTAATAAAGCAGGACGCGCCTCTGAAATGGCCTATCAAACCGCGAAAAAATCGATGGAGCTAAAGCGCGATATCGAGTTCACCTTGCTGAATGGCGCGGTGGCTGCTGCTGGTAGCACCAGCGTTGCACGCGGTACTGCATCCCTTGGCGCGTTTATCAAAACCAACGTCGATATGCAGACCAACGGCGTGAACCCGTCGTACACCACGCTGCCAAACAGCGCACGCACTGACGGTAACGTCCGCACTTTCACTGAGACCATTCTCAAAAATGTGATTCAAAAGGTGTGGTCTTCTGGCGGTACTCCAAAGATCCTCATGTGCGGTCCTGTTAACAAGCAGCGCGTGTCTGGTTTCTCTGGTATCGCCTCCAGCCGTTTCAACATCAACGGCGGTGAAAAGCCTGCGACTTTGATCGGTGCAGTTGACATCTACGTCAGCGACTTTGGCAACGTCAGCGTTATTGCTAACCGTTTCCAGCGTGAGCGTGATGCATGGGTACTCGATCCTGAGTACGCCAAGACCGCTGTACTGCGCCCATATCAGAAAATCAATCTTGCTAAAAGCGGCGATTCCGACAAGGCCATGGTCCTCCAAGAATGGGGACATAAGGTCTTGACGGAAACTGCCCACGGTTTGGCTGCTGATTTGATTACTTCGTAATCAATTAATGGAAGGGATCAGGGCAACCTGGTCCCTTTTTTAACGCATGAACAAAAGAATATTTGACAAAAACGAAGAAGCGGGTATCACCCGTTTTTGGCATTTCGATGATGAAACTGGCCAGGCAACAATTCAGACTCAGCAGGATGTCACAGCAGTTGTTGAAGCAAACAAGGCGGATTTCAATAAGGTAGATGAGCGTGCAGACTGGAAGGGCGAGTGGCATCACGTTGCCAGCATCCCAGAAGGCGTCTACTACCAACTCAAGGCCGAGGGCAAGCTGGACGATCAGGCGTACATGAAACGCTGGCTCAATGACCCCGACAACAGATTTTTCAGAACGAGACCTGGACAAGTATGAACAACTACATTGCAGTCTGCACCCCAGCGCGTGACATGGTCCACGCCAATTTCACCTACTGCCTGGTGAATATGGTCTGCTACCACACGCTCAACACGACAGACGCAGTGTCTCTCAAGATTATGCAGGGCACGCTGATCCAAAACCAGCGTGCTGACCTGGCGCTAGATGCGATGGCTGAGGGCTGCACGCATATCCTTTTCATCGACTCCGACATGACGTTCCCGCAGGACATGGTCGAGCGCCTGCTCAAGCATGACCTGGACATTGTGGCGACCAACTGCGCCAGGCGCCGAATCCCTACAGGACCGACTGCCCAAAAGTACGGTCCTGATGGTGAGCGCGAACTGGTCTACACCATGCCCGAGTCAACCGGCATCGAGGAAGTTGGCAGCATCGGAATGGGCGTGATGCTCATCAAGCGCAACGTCTTTGAGAAGCTGACCGAACCTTGGTTCGAGACTCCCTGGCGCACCGACAAGCGCGGCTACATCGGTGAGGACATCTTCTTCTGCCGGAAGGCGCAGGCGGCAGGGTATAAAATCTACATAGACCACGACGTGAGCAAAGAGATCGGCCACATCGGGACGTTTGAATTCAAGCACGACCACACCTGGATGATGCGCGACATCGAGAAGGAAAAGGCAGAGCATGGCACTTAGCACCTACGCTGAACTGAAAGCCTCGGTCGCCGACTGGCTCAACCGTAGCGATCTCACGTCTGCCATCACCGACTTTGTCTCTCTCGCGGAATCCCAGATGGAGCGTGATCTCCGCATCAGGCAGATGATTGTCAGGGCCAACGCCACCATAAGCGACGAGTACAACGCACTCCCAAGCGACTACCTGGAGGCTAAATCGTTCAAACTGACGGGTACAAACCCCATCTCCCCGCTGGTATTCCAGACCATCAACGCAATGGATGACTTGCAAGTCAGCTACAGCGCCAGCGGCCAGCCTAAGTACTTTTGCGTTATCGGTGGACAGATCCGCGTCCTGCCGACACCTGACACATCCTACGTTTCTGAGTTGATCTATTACGGGAAACTCAGCAAGCTATCTACGTCGAACACGACCAACTTTCTGCTGACTCTGTCGCCCGACGTTTACCTTTACGGTTCGCTGCTACAGGCCGCGCCGTACCTCCAAGATGATGCGAGAATCCAGGTATGGGCTGGCCTGTATCAGAAGGGCATCGACGCACTCAACCTAGCTGATGAGCGCGGCTCCATGACGGGCGGCGCTCTGATGGCAAGAGCAAGGACATTCGGATGATAGTGACCACGACAAAGGGTGAGATGGACGATTCGCTGCTGGAAAAGCGCGAGGGTTCCGAAGAGACTGAAAACGAAACAATTTCGTTTATCGAGTATTGGCTGGATGGTGAAATGGTGCATCGGTCTGTTCACGTTACGCTAAAGCGCAATGTGTTTAGCGAGGGCATAACTCAAATGATTGGATAGCCATGTCTGGCAAAGTTAGATCGCCAGAATCGGAAAGATTTATGAGCCATGTTGTCAAGCATGACTCAGGATGTTGGCTTTGGAAAGCGTATTGCATGAAAAATGGGTATGGATTTTTTAGGACTCCATCCAAGCATGAGTTGGCTCACAGAGCCTCTTATCGTTTATTTGTTGGAGTGTTAGACACTAGAGAAGTGATGCACCAATGTGATGTCAGAAATTGCGTTAACCCCAGCCACCTTGTTCTTGGTACAAGGTTGGAAAATATGCAAGATGCAAAGCAAAAAGGAAGAACGTGTTCTGGTGAAAAACATGGTAGATCAAAACTTACCAATGAACAAGTCTGTTTGATAAGGAAATCAGATAGACTGCAAAGAGAAATAGCTGCTGATTTTGGGATTACACAGGCTCATGTAAGTGTAATAAAAAATGGCAAAAAATGGCAAAACTTGAAATGGGTTTAACCCAAGAACGGAACTATCATCGCAAACACTCAAGCAATGTGTACATCGTTCAAAGTTGACTTGCTCAACGCCGTACACGCATTTAACGGGACCGGAGTGCCAGCGCATACCGCATCCACCGCCGACACATTCAAGGCTGCGCTGTACCTGGCAAGCGCCACCGTGAATGCCTCCACAACGGCCTACAGCGCAACCAACGAGGTATCTGGCACTGGTTACACCGCGGGAGGCGTAGCGGTCACCTTTGGCACTGCACCGTCATCCACAAGCACCACGGCGTTTATCACGCCCAGCGCGTCCATTACGTTCAGCGCAGTCACGCTATCCACGGCGTTTGACGCGGTCCTGATCTACAACTCGACCCAGAGCAACAAGGCGGTGAGCGTCCATACATTTGGATCGCAGACTGTTACCGCCGGCACGTTCACTCTGACCATGCCAACCAACGACTCCAGCACCGGCCTGATCCGGCTGGCGTAACTGAAGGAGCAGCGCCGTGGCTGCATACGGTACAGGCTACTACGGCATTGGTGTCTATGGAATAGGCAATGTTGTC